AAATAGTTCTCAACAAGGTGGAGGATTTAATCAGCATGGATTTAGTGATATAAGATTAAAAGATAACATTGAGTTAGTTGGAAAATCTAAATCTGATATTAACATTTACAACTTTACATATCTAAACGATCCTACAGTTTATCAAGGAGTAATGGCTCACGAAGTACCATGGGCTTCTGTTAAACATGACAGCGGTTATCTAATGGTAGACTACAACAAGATTGATGTAGACTTCAAATCGATAAGGTAGGCGCAGACCGTGGCTAAATTTCAAATTAATAAAAGATTACCAGTTACAGAACAACAAAACATTACAGCTCAACAACTTTACGGAAAAGACTTTAAAGATTTATTAGTTGGTCAAAGAACTAAAATTAGAGCAGGAAAATATACTTTTAACGGAATTACATTTGAAGAGTATTTAGATGACTATACAAAAATGGCATCTGATCCTACATACGAACCTAAATATGTAAAACCAAATGTTGGTTCTGGAATGGCTCCACAACAAATTAGAGCTAAAGCAGAAGCACAAAAAAATATTACAGGTTTTCAAAATAAATATAATGCTAATATAAATAAAAGAAAAAAATTAAAAGCCCAAGCAAAATTTGAAACTCTTCCTGCAGAAGATCAATTAAAAATTAAACAAGCCAAGATGGCTAAAAAAGGAAATATAAGAAGAACAAGAAGAGTTGCTAAACTTGCTGATAAAGCTTTTTTAACTCCTAATGAAAAATATTTAAACTTTCAACAATCTTTAATTACAAGACAACTTAATGATAAAATTAAAGCTAATCCTAATCTTATTTTAAAAAATAATAAATTAATTGATGATTTGTCTACTACAGTATCCAAAGATGGAGATATAATAAAAATTAAACCAACTCTTTCAGAATCAGAACTTAAAAAAAGAGGTATCTATGAAATAGAACATCAAAGAGATATTTATAAAAAAGGTGCGATGAAAGATTATCCTTATAATAGAAATTTAATATTAAGCCCTCATAACAGATCAGGTGGTTTTAAAAATAATGCAGAACAATTTATAAAAAATAATCCAACTAGTAATAAAATTCCAGCTATCCTTGCAAAAGCAGATGAATTAAAAATTACTCTACAACCAGATGTTCCTACAGGAACTTTTAAAACAAAAGGACTTGGATATAAACAAATTCCAGATGCTGTAGAAAAATTTAAACTAGTTGCTAAAGATACAATGCCAGATTTAGTAGATGATAAATTAGGAATGGCTTCTTATAATAAAGATATATCTATGGCTAAAAAAGCATTAGGTTTTGCAAAAAATATTGGCAAAGCAAAGACCGCAATTCCCGCTGCAGCATTAGCTGCATTTGCAACGAGCGCCAAAGCAGACGACCCAGTTTATAATAGTGAGATTGGTGCAATAGTTAAACCAGGAACAGACGATGTTGAATCTCAATCTGGTCTTTTAGATTGGGCATCAAACAATCCCGAACCACTTGTAGCATCAGCAGCAATTGGTGGAGCAGGATTAACAACGGCTGGTAATACTATGTTAAAAGGATTATTAAAAACTTTAGCAGCACCAGCTGTAGGTGCAGCAAACGCAGCTTATGAGATAAGTGAAAATTTAAAAGGTGGTGATAATATTTTAGAAGCGGTAGCAGATAAAACAGCAGGATTAGGTTTAATGGGAAGTAGTGCATTTAGTGGTGGACTAGGCTCATTATTAGGTGGAGCAAAATTAGCTAGATCACTAACACCGGTCGGCGCAGCGATGACAGCGGCAGGATTAGGAAAAGACTATTATGAATTTGCACAAGATGAGATTGAGAAAATGAATCAAATGAGTGACTACGATAGGGGAATATACAACGATATGTTGATGGATGACACCAACATTGACTTTTAACAAAACAACTGATACACACCTTTCAGGTGTTGAATCAATCAAGAATAGAGGATAGAATAGCCCATGGCTGAAATAGACAAAAGTTTACCAAATAATCCAACAGAGATAGATCTTCCAGAAGAAGAAACTGTAGATGCTACAGAAGCTGTTACAGATACATCAATGGATGGAAAAACAGAAATTGAAATGGAAGAAGATGGTAGTGCAACTATTAACTTTGATCCAAACGAAAAAGATCCTATAGGAGGCGAAGATCACAACGCTAACTTAGCAGAATTTTTAGATGATCAAGATTTAGATTCATTAGGTTCAGAACTAATGGATAAGTATAAAGATTACAAACAGTCAAGACAAGATTGGGAAGAAAGTTATAAAGAAGGATTAAATCTACTTGGATTTAAATATATAACTAGAACAGAACCTTTTAGAGGAGCAAGTTCAGTTACTCACCCAGTATTAGCAGAAGCTGTAACACAATTTCAAGCTCAAGCTTACAAAGAATTATTACCTGCAGAAGGTCCGGTTAGAACTCAAATTTTAGGAGATATTAATGTTCCTAAAGAAGAGCAATCTAAACGTGTTAAAGATTTTATGAATTATCAAATTATGGATCAGATGAAAGAATATGAACCAGAGTTTGATCAAATGCTTTTCTACTTACCCCTAAGTGGTTCTACCTTTAAGAAAGTTTACTATGATGATCTTTTAGGTAGAGCTGTTTCTAAGTTTATACCCGCTGACGATTTAGTGGTGCCGTACTCTGCTACCTCATTAGAAGATGCGGAAGCTGTAATCCATGTTATACGTATTTCTCAAAATGATTTACGTAAACAACAAATCAATGGCTTTTACAAAGACATTGATTTGGGAGAACCGCCAGTTACAGAAAATCAATTAAAACAAAAAGAATTAGAATTAGAAGGCATTACTCAAAATGGTAGTGAAGACATGTACACAATTTTAGAAATGCATGTCAACGTAGATTTGGAAGGATACGAAGATGTGAATCCTGAAGATGGTGAGCCCACTGGAATTAAACTGCCTTACATCATTACTATGGATGAAGCGAATGGAAAAATTTTATCTATTAGAAGAAACTTTGAAGCAGAAGATCAGCTAAAAAAGAAAAAAGATTATTTTGTACATTTTAAATTTTTACCAGGAATGGGTTTTTATGGTTTAGGTTTAATTCATATGATTGGTGGTTTGTCACGTACAGCTACTGTTGCTTTAAGACAATTATTAGATGCTGGAACTTTAGCTAACTTACCTGCTGGTTTTAAAACCAGAGGCGTTAGAATGAGAGACGATGCACAGCCATTACAACCTGGTGAGTTCAGAGATGTAGATGTACCAGGTGGAAATATTAAAGATCAGTTTATGCAATTACCATTTAAAGGTCCTGATGGAACTTTATTACAGTTAATGGGTATTTGTGTTAGCTCTGCTCAAAGATTTGCAAGTATTGCAGATTCACAAGTTGGAGATATGAATCAACAAGCTGCAGTTGGTACAACTGTTGCATTATTAGAACGTGGTTCTCGTGTAATGTCAGCAATTCACAAAAGATTGTATGTTGGTTTAAAATCAGAATTTAAATTACTAGCAGAAGTATTTAAAACTTACTTACCACCAGAATATCCCTATGATGTTCCAGGTGCACAAAGAAATATTAAAGTTTTAGACTTTGATGACAAGATAGATATTTTACCTGTTGCAGATCCAAACATTTATTCTCAAACACAAAGAATTTCTATGGCTCAAGCACAATTACAACTTGCACAATCAAATCCTAAAATGCATAACATGTATCAAGCGTATAGATCTATGTATGAAGCGTTTGGTATTAAAAATATAAATGCAATTTTACCACCACCACAACAACCACAACCAATGGACCCAAGTATAGAACATATTTTGTCTATTAGTGGTAAACCTTTTCAAGCTTTTCCAGGACAAGACCACAAAGCTCACATTGATGCGCATTTAAGTTTTATGTCAATCTCTATGGTACAAAATAATCCAATGGCAATGATGAGTTTACAAAAAAATATACTTGAACACATAAGTTTAATGGCACAAGAGCAAGTACAAATAGAATTTGTTGAAGAAATGCAAGAATTAAAAATGATTCAACAACAATTAGCACCATTAATGCAAAATCCTATGATGATGCAACAAAATCCAATGGCTATGCAAAGTCAACAACGTATAAAACAGATTACAGATGCGATCGAAGCTAGAAAAGCGGTGTTAATTGCAGAAATGACTATGGATTATGCTAAAGAAGAAGACAAAATTAGCAGTGAAGTAGGTGGTGACCCACTACTTAAACTAAAATCTAGAGAATTAGACTTAAAAGCTAGAGCTGATCAAGACAGAAATTCAAATAATGAAGCTAGACTTGATTTAGACACTATGAGAGCTATGATGAACGACCAACAACACGATGAAAAGCTAGAACAAAACGAAGAATTAGCTGGATTACGTGCAGGAGTCTCTTTGGCAAAACAAACTATGTCAGATCAAAGTAAGATTCACGATTTCGGTAGAAATTTTAAGAAAAATTAACTATACTATTAACAAGGAGAAACATTATGAGCAAAGATTGGACTAAAGGTTCAGGTTTTATGAATAAAGACCCTAAAGTTGTAAAAGAACTAGGAGCTGGAGCTGATGGTTATGCAACAGGCGGAGTTACTATTCCTATGACAAGCGGCACTAAAGCAGAAGTAGTTACTGTAAAAGGAACTAAAGCTTTAAGAGCTGATAAAAAACCTGTAAAAGCTACTTGGTACTAACATGTGGTTATCGGCAATTAAATTAGCCGTTTCTGCTGGAAGTAAAATTTATGCTAACAAGCAGAAGACGAAAATAGCTATGTCAGACGCACAGTTAATGCATGCGTCTCGTATGGCCGAAGGTAAGGAAGCTTACCAAGGAAAACTTTTAGAAGCACGTCAATCGGACTGGAAGGACGAGGCGGTTTTATTAATTCTCTCGGCGCCAATCGCGATTTTGGCCTGGGCAGTTGTAAGTGACGATCCATCAGCTATGGAGAAAGTGAACGTGTTCTTCGAACATTTCGCGGCACTCCCGAGTTGGTTTACAAATTTGTGGATCCTTGTCGTTGCGAGCATATATGGTATAAAGGGTACACAAATATTTAAACAACACGGAGCAAAAAAATGAGACAAAACGGAGTAAGATCACCAGTAAGATTTCCATATGGAAGTTCTGGTATGAAAAAAGGTGGATCTGTTAAAAAGAAAAAACAGGGATACAAAGATAGAAAAGATGAATCTATTGCTATGAGAGTAAGAAAAAAAAGAACTGCTAAACAACTTAAAGATTCAAGAGATGAGTCTTATGGAAAATTTGGTTCTGCAGCTAAAAAATCTGGAAAGATAAATAGGTAATTTATGAACACAGGAAGAATGAATCTTTTAGAAGAAGTCGGAAGAATTGATTCTGAAAAGATGAATAAAAATAGAAAAGCTGAAAAGAAAAGAGTCATTGGTGAACTTGACAAAGGCTACAAAAAAGGTGGCAAAGTCAGAGGTTGTAAAATGGCTAAAAAAGGAAAAGGCAGAGCTTACGGAAAAAACTCATAATGGCTGATAAAAAATTTATACAAAAAGCTATTAAGAAACCAGGGGCGTTGAGAAAATCTTTAGGCGTTAAAAAAGGCGAAAAGATTCCTGCAAAAAAATTAGCAGCTGCTGCTAAGAAAAAAGGTAAGATGGGTCAACGAGCTAGACTTGCTATAACGTTAGGTAAATTAAGAAAAAAATAATGAAAAAATTATTTAAAAGAATTATAGATAGAATTTTTGGAAAAAGATGTGAATGTCCAACAGAATTTGTAAAAATTCCTAAACCCACTAAAGTTTGTTTACTTTGTGGTAAAACTCACATTGCATAATTATGAGAATGCCAGATGCTAAATATACTGGAAGCTATATAAAAAAAGAAGCTCAAGGTTCTTCTGGTCCCGTTAGTTTAAGTAATTCAAGTTCTAAAAAATATTATGGTAAGATGATTGATGCTCCAGGTTTTAAATCTGGTGGTACAATTAGAAAGACTACAAAAGGACCTGGTGCTAATTATAGATCTACTAAATCTGGTGCAGGTATGACATCAAAAGGTGTTAAAGCATACAGAGCAGCAAACCCTGGTAGCAAATTAAAAACAGCAGTAACAGGTAAAGTAAAAGCTGGATCTAAAGCATCTAAAAGACGTAAGTCGTATTGTGCAAGATCAGCAGGCCAATTAAGAAACTCATCAGCTAAAACAAGAAACGATCCTAACTCTAGAATAAGACAAGCTAGACGTAGGTGGAAGTGCTAATGAAAAAAGCAATATTAGATGCATTAGAAGCTAGATATGAAGCACAAATATCAGAAGCCGATGCAACTATTAAAATATATTTAGAAAATTCAGTAGGTATTGGGGAACACCCACAACACATTGATGAAGTAGATAAACAATTCGAAAAAATTGCTGCCGCTCAAGAAAAACTTGAAGTGTTAGAAGATTTTCGAGAACAACAAGGAGAAGAGTAATGGATGAAATAAACGTAATAAGCAAAACACAAAAATCATTAAGAGAAAGATTACAACAAATAGGGGATGCAATCCTAGCTGGAGGGGTTGACAATATGGAAAAATATAAGTATCTAGTAGGACAGGCACATGCCATACAATTAACATTACAGGATATCTCTAACCTGCTAAAACCGAAGGAGCAACAAGATGAGCAAGGAAACGTTATCGACATCGGAAACGGAAGTACCAAAAATTAAACTTGGTCTTCAAGACAAATACGAACAAGAAAAAAAAGAATTACCTCCAGAACCTGAAGCATTAAGTCCTGAAAATATAGGAACTGAAACGGTTGATGAATTACCAGAACCATCTGGTTATAGAATTTTAGTTCTACCTTTTACACCAAAAAATAAAACAAAAGGTGGAATATTATTTTCTCAAGAATCTTTAGACAAAGCAAGAATCGCAACTACTTGTGGTTATGTTTTAAAGATGGGAGATTTAGCATACAAGGATAAAGATAAATTTGGTAAGCCTTGGTGTAAAAAAGGAGATTGGGTGATTTTTGCAAGATATGCAGGATCACGACTACCAATAGAAGGTGGAGAAGTGCGAATACTAAACGATGATGAAGTTTTAGGAACTGTTAAAGATCCTGAATCAATACTTCATTTAATTTAACATAGGAAGGAACTATGCCAGAAGATATAAAAAAACAAGATCTAATTGATGTAGGTGAAACAGAAGGAGCTGAAATTAATTTAGATGATAAAGGAGAAGCGGTCAAACAAGAGGAAGTAAAAGAAGAGATCGAAGTTGAACAGGTACCTCAAGATAAAACTTACGAAAACGAAAGAGAAGTTAAACTTGAAGAAAAAAAACCTGAAGAAAAAGATGAGTTAAAAGAATATAGTGAAGGCGTTCAAAAACGTATTGCTAAATTAACTCGTAAAATGAGAGAAGCAGAAAGACAGAGAGAAGAAGCTGTTCAATATGCTCAAACAGTTAATCAACAAAAAAATGCAGCAGAAAAAAGATTATCTAAATTAGATAAATCTTATGTAAGTGAATTTGAAAACAGAGTTACGACTAGTTTAGCAGCAGCTAAATTAGCTCTTAAAAATGCAATTGAATCACAAGATGTTGAAGCACAAATTGCAGCTCAACAACAACTAGCTACATTATCGGTAGAGAATGCTCGAATTGCTTCTATGAAAACAGAAGAAATAGAAGCACCTAAAGAAAAACAAGTTAGAGTTAATCCTCAACAACAACAACCAACTCAACAGTCCGACCCTAAAGCAGAGGAGTGGTCTACAAGAAATCCTTGGTTTGGTAATGATACTGCTATGACTTATACAGCTTTTGATATACATAAAAAGCTTGTAGAAGAAGAGGGTTATGATCCTAAAACTGACGAATATTATGAAGAAGTTGACTCAAGAATAAGGGTTGAATTTCCGCATAAATTTGATAAGGTAGAAAACACTTCTACAGAAAGAGCAAAACCTGCTCAAACTGTAGCTTCAGCTAATCGTTCGGCTAAATCAGGACGCAAAAAAACTGTGAAACTCTCGCCATCACAGGTAGCAATTGCTAAAAGAATAGGCGTGCCACTCGAAGAGTATGCGAAACAAGTAAATAATATCACGGAAGGAGTATAAGCATATGGAAAATGAAAAAATAAAAGCTTCTCGTGCGAGTCAAACAAGAGATAAGGTAAAAAAACCTACAACTTGGACTCCACCCAACTCACTAGATGCACCGCCTGCACCCAAAGGGTACAGACATAGATGGATCAGAGTAGAGATTCTTGGTAATGATGATACAAAAAATGTATCAGCAAGATTAAGAGAAGGATGGGAGTTAGTGAGAGCTGACGAATATCCCGACTTTGAATACCCAACTATGGATCACAAATCAGGCAAATACCAAGGTGTAATTGGTGTTGGTGGCCTTGTGCTGGCAAGGATACCCGAAGAAATCGCACAACAGCGTGAATCGTACTATCGCAACCAAACGAAAGAACGAGACGAAGCTGTAAATTCTGATCTTCTAAAGGAACAGCACCCAAGTATGCCAATCAATCAAGAGAGGCAGACTCGTGTAACTTTTGGTGGTTCAAAGAAATAATCTTTTAGTAATTTCTAGGTCCAACAAAATAAATTAAACCGAACTGGAGGCCGTTTAACGACGGCAGGTTCATATAAAGGAAAATAAGATATGGCAAATAACGCAACAGCGGGCTATGGATGCAGACAGACTATGACAGTTGGAAATACTCCAGCTACAGGTGGTCAATCTGAGTTCACAGTTCAAGGCGGCGGTAGCCCAGGGGCTACTAAAGCTATTTTCAAAGGTGCTCCTGTAGCAATGCAAACTGCAGCAGGTGGAGCTGGTGTTCTTGGACACATTCAAGATCAAACAGCTGCCCTAATGACAGATGGTATTGTTGGTGGTAACACATGGGCACATAACACAACTAACACTAACGGAAGTTTAGGTGTTTTCAATGGCGCAACTTTTGTTGATGCAAATGGAAAACCAACTTGGACTAACGGTTTAGCAGCAGCTCAAACTTCAAGTGTAGATTACAACACAGGTAGTAATAACATTACTGCTTTTGTAAATACTAATCCACACCAAGAGTATACAGCTAGAGCAGACGCAGCAGTAGTGATAGGTAGTTTCAATACATTGACTAACACAGGTTTCAACTTAAATGATGCTGGAGCAGGTGTAGATGGTCAATCAGATTGTACACTAGATATCAGCGGCGTTGCTACAACTGGTGTAGCTAACTACATGTGGAAACTTGTAAGATCAGCGAATGTTACAAATCAAAATGATTTAACAGCAGCTGGTGCAGATATTATTATCTCTTACAACCCACAAGCAAACGCTTACTTAGCATAGTCATAGAATAGGAGAATAAAAACATGGCAATATCAAGAGCACAACTAGTTAAAGAACTAGAACCAGGTTTGAATGCACTATTCGGACTTGAGTACAGACAATATGCGGATGAAACAACACAGATATTTGATACTGAATCTTCAGACAGAGCGTTCGAAGAAGAAGTGATGTTATCTGGTTTCGGAAATGCAGCAGTTAAACCTGAAGGCCAAGGCGTTCAGTTTGACGATGCACAAGAAACTTTCACTGCTAGATACACTAACGAAACGATCGCTTTAGCGTTCGCAATCACTGAAGAAGCGATTGAGGATAACTTGTATGACAGACTTGCGTCTAGATATACAAAAGCTTTAGCAAGATCTATGGCCTCTACTAAAAATGTAAAAGGTGCAGCTGTTTTAAATAACGGTTTCAACAATACATTTGCAGGTGGTGACGGCGTAGCTCTTTTCGGAAATGACGGAGCAGGAAATACAACTCACCCTACTCTTGCAGGAACTTTCAGAAATCAACCAGCAGTAGCTGCTGATTGTAATGAAACTTCTCTAGAGCAAGCGATGATTGATATTTCAGCTCTTACAGATGAAAGAGGCTTAAAAATCGCAGCGAGAGGAACTAAAATGATAGTTCCACCTCAACTGCAATTCGTAGCAGATCGTTTGTTAAACACTGAAGGCAGAACAGGTACTGCTGATAACGATATCAATGCAATCAAAAACATGGGAATGGTTTCTGGTGGTTACGTAGTTAACCATTACTTAACTGACCCAGATGCATGGTTTGTTAAAACAGATGTACCTAATGGTCTTAAGCATTTTAGCAGATCACCTATCAAAACTACTATGGAAGGCGACTTCGATACTGGTAATGTTAGATACAAAGCTAGAGAAAGATACGTATTTGGTTTCTCTGATCCAAGAGGAATCTACGGAAATCCTGGCGCATAATAATTAATATTTTAGGGGCCGACATAATTCGGCCCCTTTATTACATATAAAGGTGTGTAAATGAAAAAAACTCGCATAAATATTTGGGCTTACGATCATCATGCAATATTTAATATTGAGCATGCTGAAGATACGGCTGAAAGTGTTGAAAAAGCAATACTTGACAAGCTAGGAGAAAAGAGTATAAAATGGGAGTATCTCGGAAACAACTATAATAACGAGATAAATCGAATAACTTATGAGGAGGTTATTGATGATACAAGACCTATACAAACAAAAAAGGTCCTTGGAGTTGAAGTGGCAACAGGAGCATCTGTCTAATGATAGATACACTCTTGAAATGGTCAGAATTGATGACAAAGTTAGAAGAGTCATTACTGACATTAAGCTGGAAGAAGCAGCTATTGCTCATAGACAGAATTCTGTCGAAGACGCAGCTCCACAAGTTTCTGTAGCTACTTAGTCAAAAGCTACATCGCTGAAATGCATAAATACCGTGGGCTCTCTTGCACTCTATTAAAAAATACGTTATAACTACCTTACTATATATTTAAATAACTTATTGAATACAGACGCATATAGTCGACTTCCCTAGGGACTGTATTTAAAATATTCTAGGAGGATATTAATATGGCTAACACAACTTTTTTAGGAAACGTTAGAGAAAACGGAGACGGTTTAAGAACTTCAATAGCTGGCTCTATGTGTGCAACAGCAAATTTTCATATACCAAATACTTTAACAGCAGGTAATGGAAATGTACAAAAATCAGAAACAGATACAACTTCAGTAATTTTACCAAAAGGTGCTGTCGTTTACCAAATAGCAATTTGGGATGCGAGCGGTTCTGGTGGTGGAACTATGGATTTTGGTTATACTCCAGTAGGAACTGGAACTGTAGTTGCAGATCCAAATGGTTTTGCAATTGCTCAATCAGTCGTAGCAAAATCTCTTTCAGTAGTAGGTGGCGCAACTGATGGTGTAGCACTTGGTGGTATTTCAACAATTATTAATGGTGTTGAATATGGACCAGCTATTGTAAATGCTGCTGGCGCACGAGAACAATTAACAGTTACTCATGCAGCTGGTACATCTGCAGCAGGTTCTGCAAGTGGTACTATTTACTATTTTGTTGCTGACGAAAAAAACGGCGCTGAATCAGCGTAATTAATTAATTATTTATGCTCCTTCGGGAGCATAAAATAAATTAGGAGAATAATACAAATGGGAAACTCATATTCAAGTGATCAAACAACCCTAAACCTCGCTACTATTGGAGCTGATACTTTATCAAGATTAGGTAGAGCTAGAATTACTTCTATTCAAGGAAAAGGAATAGCAAGTTCTACTTTATTACTTTACGACGCAGCAACAGCAGGTGCAGCAGCAGCTGGAAATTTAGTAGCTACTTATAAATATGGTACTGAAGGTTTGGAAGTTTATGTTCCGGGTTCTGGTATTTTATTTAAAAACGGAATAGTATTTAATTTAGCCGGAGCAAGCGGAAGCGTTACTTTAACTATAACTGGCGGATAAGGTTTTTACATGGCGACTATTACTTATACAGTTACGGTTGCAACTGGTACTAACCAATATGGTACGGGAAATAGATACTATATTA